AGGCGGGCGTGGACATTGAACTCTTGGACGGCATTACAGTAACTAAAACGATGCCGGGCAATACCAGCGTCACTCAGCCAAGCCTAGTTAACGGCATTCATCACGATATTACTAAATCATCTTGGAAAACAACCCTTTTCACGTCTGAGCCTTTGTTATCCGGCTTCGTGTTAAACAGCACGATTAGCGGTATACTTGGAACGAACGTGCTGAGCTACTAAGGAGACACATGGCAGGCGCAGGCTATAAGTTATTCAATACGGGAGACGTGCTTACGGCTGCCCAAGTAAACACCTATCTTCAAGAGCAAGTGGTGATGGTTTTCGCCGATGCAGCAGCTCGCACGACCGCTCTTTCTGGCGTTTTGGCTGAAGGGATGGTCAGTTATCTAAAGTCGACCAAGGTTGTTGAAATCTACAACGGCACGGCATGGGCGTCACTTGATGATCCCAACGCTATTCAAAACACAATCGTTGACGCAAAAGGCGATTTAATCACGGCGACAGGTAACGACGTACCTGCTCGTTTAGCAGTCGGCAACAACGGCGACACACTTGTCGCGGATTCTGCCGCTAGCACAGGGTTGAGATGGCAAGTCGCTAAAACTCAAAACGCGGTTTATAACTCGTCTTTTGATATTTGGCAACGCGGCACATCTTTTACTGCTAACGCTGGAGTCGCTTATACCGCCGATAGATGGGTTTCTTGGGCTACTACCGCAGGACAATCTATTTATAACAACCGCCAGTCCATAGGCAATTTATCCGTTACTCCTAACCAGTCTATTCAATATTGTATGCGTCAAGGTCGCACCAGCGGCAATATAAACACAGGCGCACAAAGACTATTTATGACTTTAGAGTCTGCGGATTCTTATCGTTTTGCTGGCAAAACAGTTACTTTATCTTTTTACGCTCGCGCTGGTTCTGGCTTTACGGGGACGGCTTTGACTTCGTTTATCGCAACGGGAACTGGTACTGACCAGATTTATTATTCTTTTACTGGTTTGAGTGAGTCTACTCAAAATAATACAATCACAACGTCTTGGCAAAGATTCAGCCAGACAGTCACATTAGCCACGAACACAACTGAAGTTGCCTTTGGTGTGTATTTCTTAGGCGTAGGAACTGCTGGAGCAAATGATTTCTTTGAAATTACTGGTGTCCAGTTTGAGGAAGGCTCGGTCGCTACCACGTATTCACGTATGAGCGGCACAATTCAAGGCGAGTTAGCCGCGGCGATGAGATATTACTACCGCGTTGATTCTGCCAATGCTGGTGACACTCGTATGAATACAGCCAATATGGTTGCTAATTCAACTACTGTTGCTTATGGAAATTTCGCATTTCCGGTTCGTATGAGAACAAGTCCCACCTTTGGGTCATCGGCCGCCGCGAACTGGTCACTTGGCAGAATTGCTGCTGCCTTAACTGCTTTGGCGCAAGAACGCTCAAGCCAGTATTCATCTATGGTAAAGGCGACAGTAGCGTCAGGTCTAACGGCTGGTAATGGCGATTGGTTAGAGGTGGGCAATAATAATACTTCCTACATTGAGTTTAGTGCGGAGTTATGATGACAACTTACAGAAAAGAAATTTCAGAATTATCAGGCGATGAATTGCTGGTAAAAGTAGATGAAGATGGTAAAGAGTGGTGGATACCTGCCGACCCTGCCAACTCAGACTATCAAGCCTATCTGCGCTGGCTAGAAAACCCAGAGGCAGAAGAAAACGGCACAATCTCGTAGGAATATGGCGAAACTTTGCAAGGCTGGCGTCCAACTTCGCGAGCAGATAGACGATGCATTCCCCGATAGAGATCGAACTTCGGATGGATGGATCGGTGACGCGCGCCATGCAGCTCGTAAGTCCGATCACAATCCAGATGCTTCGGGTGTTGTACGTGCCGTCGATATTGACGCTGACTTGCGATCCCATGCATCCGAAGCGTTCGACCTTGCGGATCAGTTACGAATACTTGCCAAGTCTGATCGAAGAATTGCTTACATAATTTTCGCGGGCAAAATAGCATCCCGAAAAAGTTTATGGCGTTGGGTCAAATATCGCGGGCTAAATCCACACCATAAACACATACATTTTTCTTTTACAAAGAAAGGCGATAATGATGGCTCGTTCTTCAAAGCCCCTATCATCGGCGGCTAAGCCCGCTATCTACGCTCTCGCAGCATTTCTAGCTGCATGGCAGATTGACGACTTCTCCTTTGAAGCTCGCTCTGTTCTCGGAGCTCTAACCGCTTGCGTACTAGGTTACGCATCTCCTAAGAAAAAGTGAGTCCGGCTGAATGGGCGGCCTTTGTTGCCGCGATATTGTCATGCTGCGCGCTGATTGTCGGCGGACTTCGTTACATTATTCGGCATGAAGTGCCCGGCATTTTGGAAGCATCAAACATCGTGTCGCGCATCGATAAACTCGAACGCATGGTCTTAGAATTGCTTACTAATGAGCGCAAGAAAACCAACAAAAAGCGAACTCGCCGCTAAGCGCAAGCGCAAAGAAGCCGCTGCTAAACGCACGGGCGAGCCCCTTAAGCCTATTGATATATGGGCGACACAAATTGTTGAGTGTTACGAAGCTCTCGTTCGGGCAGGTTATGGAGAAGATCGAGCGCGCTGGTATATCGAGGAACAAATGCGCTTACCTGACTGGATTATCCCGAATCCAGATTTGACTCCATACGAGGATGAGGACGAGGACGATTAAGCGAATCGTTGTTATCTCCGATTTACAAGTTCCATTCCACGATAAGAAAGCTGTTAGAAATGTCGCCCAATTCATCAGAAAATACAAGCCTGATGACATTCTATGCGTGGGCGATGAAATCGACTTTCAAACAATTAGCAGATGGTCGTCCGGTCGAGACGAGTGGTCTGGAAGCATTGGTCGAGATCGTGACACAACTGTCGAAGTCTTGGCCGAATTGCAAGTTCAACATCTATCACGAAGCAATCACTCAGCCAGACTCTATAACGCCCTAAGCAAGCGATTGCCCGGACTTATCGGGCTGCCAGAGCTTACAATCGAGCGATTCCTCAGACTGGATGAGCTAGGCATCAAATACCATTCAAAGCCATACCAATTTCATGAGAATTGGGTCATGGTGCATGGAGACGAGCAAAGCACAAAGCCACAAGGTGGTTTAACGGCCTTAGAAGCCGCTAAAAGGCACGGAAAGTCTGTGGTCTGTGGTCATACTCATAGACAGGGGATTTCGAGCTTTACAACGGCCTCTGGAGGCGTTTTAACGGGTATTCTGACAGGCTTTGAGGTTGGACATTTGATGGATGAGACTCAAGCATATTACACAAAAGGAACGATGAACTGGCAAAAGGGTTTTGGCATTATTTACGTTGACCGCAAGCGTGTTCAACCGGTAGCGATTCCAGTCGAGCGTGACGGCAGCTTTATTGTGGAAGGTAAACGTTTCGGCTAAAATACTCGTACCCCGTTACTGCCGTAAACGACATTGGGCGTGTGCGGGGGTTTTTCTTTGGGCGTGTCGTTGACAAAATAGCATTTGACCCCTCAAAATAGGATTTGAAATCCTATTTGAAAGGGGATTTGAAATGGGCATAATCCGATTTGATCGGAAGTCGGGTGCATACACCGATGGCAAGCACTATGTCAAGGCATCATTCATTCGCCAGTATGCAAAAAATAAGCTAGGTATAAGCCAAGAACGCGGCCGACTAAGCCGTGAGGTTTTGGCTGCATACTTTCTCGATGTTCACGGGGTGAGTGCAGATGTCGAATAACTTTACTCCAGAACAAATCGTCATGATCTGCATTGGTCTATTTTTTGGTGGACTAATGGTTTATGTAGGAATCGATTCAATCTATAAAAGGGGCTATCAAAATGGGTACGCAAAAGGCTACGTCAGAGGAAAACTCGTACAGAGCGAAAGACTTATTGACTAGTGCGGCAGACATTATCGATGAACGTGGGCTTGAATACGGACATCCCGCAATTAATATCAAGCGAATCGCTGAGTTATGGTCTAGCTATTTCGGACGGGAAATTGATCCGTTGGACGTGTGCATCTGCATGGCGTTGGTCAAAGTCTCAAGGATTGTTGAAACTCCAAACCGGGATAGTTTTGTTGACTTGGTTTCCTATGCTGCGCTCGCCGGCGAAATGGCATTGGGCACGGACTGGGCTGATTATGGCCAAGATTACGCCGTCTAAGCGTGGTGTGTGGTGCGATTACTGCAAAATGAGATGGGGCGTAAGTGATGTTCGGGGTCAGACACAAGCGGTTTGGACGATTACGTCATTCAGGCGCAACAAAATCATTGACAGGCATTACTGCTTTACTTGCGCTAAAGAAGCCCAGACTTGGCATGATGGGTCAACATGGAGCTTCAAAGAACAACTCGACTACACCGAAGGAAAGCAGAAACTAGATGTTCAATTTGAATGATTATGAAGATGTTGATACGCGCATCCATAAGTTTTATGAAACCTATCCGGATGGTGCAATCTTGACAGAACAGGTGCTAAATGATGAAGAAAAAGGAATCGTG